TAGCTGATGCCATGAAGGAAGGTGCTGAGGCTGCTGGGGTCAGTGTGCGCTGGGGAGCTGCCTGGCACATAGATGACATCCGCAAGTGGGAAGGTGCATCTCACACATATGAATTACATAATGGGAAAACTGTAACTAAACATTATTCGTCAAGCATGGAGGATGCTATGAGCTACTACATTGATCTTCGGCGAAATCAAGACAGACGCCCATTTATTGATGGCCCTCATTTTGAGTTAATGCTCTAGCGTTATTAATTTTATCTGCGTGACGAGATAAAGTTTTTATAGTTTGAGTGCGGCTGTATCCTATGAAAGACATGCTTCTGCATATAGCCTCTTTGTCTTTGCCTTCTAAAGCTAGTCTGATTATTTCTTTTGTTTCCGGCTTAGCATCTTTGCCGCCCATGTGATAATCAGTACAGTTTTGTTTTAAGAATCGGCTTTGCCCGTCTCTTTCTCTAGCTCTTTTATTAACTTGCTTTGCGTCCTCGAGCATTGCGGTTAGTAGTTTTTCATTCATATATGATAGCCCTCTTTTCTTAGTTTGTTTACGAATTGATTTAGTTCAGAACGTGCTGCCCATAAATCTTGTTTTACATTTGGATGTGGATCAGTTCTGTTTTCTTCATCAATCAGCGTATCAACTCTGCGCTTGAGAAAGTCTAACTCTACTTCATGTGCGCGGTGTATGTTCATTGCCTTCTCCCTTGCTCTACGACAGGCCAGAATATGTTATTGCGATGAATAAAATTATTGAGGCCAGATAATTTTACGTCAAGTATTTTCGCTGCTTCTGTTTGAGTGCAGCGAGATTGAGCCAGTGCTTTTACTAGCTGTAGTCTTTCTTGCTTGTGACGTTGCGTCATTTCTTCCCATGTTTCCATGCTGTTTCCTTTGTGTAAAAAAAAGCCCCGCTATGCAGAGTGATCTGACTAAGCGAGGCAGTTGTGAGGGAGGGCAGGACGCTCCTCTGGAGAACTAAGCTTAGCTTAGAACGGAATGCTATCTTCTTGCAATGGGGAAGATGCAGGTTGTTGGCCTTGTTGCTTGTCGCTTATTTGAAAAGACATATAAGGTTTACCATCTTTCATGCGTCTCCACCCAGCAATCCGTTTGTCTTCACCAACTGGGCCAGAGTAATCGGGTGCTGCATCATTGCCCTTCTTGTCGTTGTCAAACATCACGGCCATCTTTTGATAAACCTCGACAATACCACGACCGTCTTTGGTCTGGTCTTTGACAAGAACTACTTTTGAATCCACGCCTTCGACGTTGACCTTACCTTGCAAGATCATCTGCTGCGTTGGGAATGGTGTGAAGGCTGCGCCTCTATTTGTATCATCGTACTGTTGATCTGCCATGCTTCTGGCTCCTGTATTAAAGTTAGTGGGCGGTTCTTGGGAAACCTGCCGCCCCTCAGGCTCTTAAACCCACTAGGATATAGTGTGTCCCAAGAATTACCAGCCACTGCTCTTGTTACCACTGTCTTGATCGTACTTGTTGCCATCCATCTTACCTAAGAAGATGTCAGCATCACAGCCAATGTGCGACAGTGCTTTGGTTAGGCCATCAGTGATAGCCATCTTCGGTGCATCCTCAGCCATACGACCTTTGTTTGCATCAAAGAACTTACGGCACCCTGTGAAGGGGCCAAATGAATTTGCTGGGCTACTATGCCAAACAGTAACATGCGCTAACACAGCGCTGTCTCCGTTGCTCACAGGCACAATCTCTGTTGTGTTGTGCCAACCCCAGCCCTCGCCGACTGGCCCGAACTGCTCAGTCATTTTTCTGACTTGGTATTGTGGGTCGATGGCGGTGAATGATCGGCTGCCGAAGCTGACCTTCTTCAGATATTTGGGGTCTGAAGAGGCCAGCTTGTCCCAGATGTCGAGGTTATTAGTCATTGTTGGTTCTCCTTGTTATGCGGAGTGATCCCCGCTTGTCTCGTTTGATTGTAAGGTGGTCGCAGTAAACTTCTCTTTCGTTGCTGCCGACCATGTTTTTAAGATCTTTCTTTGCGTTCTCGAACACGCGGTTATGTTCGTAACCGTTGATGTAGGTGATTGCTGCGTCGATGAATTGGTTGTCTGTGCTGGCGTCTCGCTTGACCATGTTGTCCACCTCAATCTTGTCAATGGAGATGTCTGGCGTTTGAATACCAATCGGTTCTTCGTCGCGTACAACGTAACCCCAGAAGTCTGACACCACCGCCCACATAGAATTGAAATACTTGTGGTTGTATGAGACATAGGTTGATTCCCATTTGCTGTTGCCAAAGATTACTGAGAAGTATGCGCCATCTGCATCTGACAGGTAACAGTACAATTGTATCTGCGGCATGTAGTATTCGATAATGTCATCTATATTTTTATATGGGTTGGTGTGCTTGGCCTCAACAATACGAGATCCCCAGCGAGCATCGATCATGCCCTTGGCTGGCACGGTGCCGATCATATCTTCTAGTTCTTCCTGATGACCAGACAGCACACAGCTGTGCTCTTGCTCAAACCATTTGAGATTGAAGTCTTCAGTAAAGCTACCGAGTTGTACTGCAATATTGCGAGACAAGTCGTCTGACTCTACGCGACCAGTCTTGATCTGCCATAGCTCAAGCCAGTCGCCATTCATAATTTTTACGCAGTCGCTGCCGCCTATGAAACCTTTGCGTTCCATTGAGTTCTCCTTTTATTATATAGGTTATACTACTGCATACTTGCAGCTTACTCAAGATATTTTTTGAGGTCGGCTTCTGTAAGATCAGTAAGTTCAAGCAACTTTTTTCGCTGCTCGCCTTTGAAGTATGGCTCACCAACAGGCGCACCATTCTTAATGCGCTTGGCTATAATTTCATACTCGTCCAGCACATAACTATACTTCTTGTATTCTCTAGCGTAGTGCGGTGAGCTTGTGGCTTTGTTGATGTGCGCATCCCATACACTGCCTGCTACTGCATTGCCTAATGATTTAGGTTTCTTCATTATCATCGTCCTTTGGCATTAATTTAAATTCATAAAGACCGTTACCTTGATAGCGGCGCTCTACAATTCTGTTACCAAATTTTTCTTTTCTTAGATTTCTTATTTGTGCAGACACACTTGGCTCTGGAAAATTAAGTTCATTTGAGATTTGTTTTACAGATAGCCAATCATTATTTTCCATATACATTCTTACTTGATGTATTTGCTGTGTAAGTCTTGGCTTATCTCGACTGGAAACATAATCATCTCCGTCAAATTCAGGTGTTATTTCTTTCTGCATTTGCGTTCTCCATGAATGTTAGGAATTGTTCACCAGTCATTATGACTAATGTTTGCGGATTTCCCGTCCGTCTTTTGTAGAAAGCAATGTCTCGCTTATCTAATACTGTGAATGGGCTAGGGAAGTTGGACTTGTCCCTATACTTTACTTCTCCCACCAATTCTTGTCCGAAGAGTTCGAGCTTGATGTCGCCCGAATACTCTCCTCCCAAGCTGCCTGAGAGGGGTTGCCTTTTCGCTTTGATACCCGCTTTCGTGAGCCAATCGACGAACCACTTTTCGTGGTAAGTTCCTTTGTTCTTGTTACGGTTTGCCATTTGTCCTCCTCGTAGCAATGAAGGCAGACATACCAATGCTTCTCGTAAGTAGCTGCGCTATTGTTTTTAAGTATTGCAACGAACCAAGTGGTTGTGGTTTGGCATGCAATGCAATCAATTGAGCTACCTTTTTTTGACTTCGATGTCATACTCTAACGCATCCAGCCAGCACATAAGCATAAACCCAGAAGGCAAACGCTTATGCGCTTCCCACTTGTGGATGAGTGATACAGTACAGCCAATCTTATGAGCTAATGCTTCTTGGCTTAAACTTAGCTCTAACCGAGCGTCGGTTAACATCTTGACCAGAAGCTCGTAGTCCTTCGGTATGCTGACGGGCTTGTTGTATCGAGTGAAGTTCTTCGATAGCATTAATTACTTTCACTGCGGTATCATATCTTAGTTCTGTATCTCCATTGATTGAGCGATAGTAAGTTGATGTTGGTACGCTTGCTCGTTTGAAAGAGGTGAGCAGCGAGATGTTTGTCTCGTCTGCTCTGTCTTGTAGGTATCTTAGATATGACTTCATACTGCACTAATGCAGCAAGTCACTCGTCGTTGTCAAGATCCTCTGGTTCGATCTCAATCTCACAGTCACCATTGCAGTTCCAGCAAGTGTCTTTGTATTCTTCTTCGTAGCCTACATCGACATCAAAGCTTTGCCTAATAAATCTAGTGTAAGTCAAAGTGCCATGACCGTAGCACTCTGGGCATTCAATAAGGGATGTGGTCATCAACATCTGGTATGTCATGGTTGTCCTCCCAAGCTTTGGTTGCACGTTGCAGAAACTTCTCACGATTGAAACGTGGGTTAGTTTTCTCTAGCTCATCAGCTATTGAATGCAGGTGAGAGGGCCAACCTACCATTGGCCCAATCGTGTCTGCAATAAATTCATAGTGTTGTTTACTCATTCGCATGTTGGTTCTCCTTTGATTTACAAATAGCCATACAAGATTCATATGACCCGTTGCCTTTCCATGTGTGAAGTTTTTCAATACGTCCTTCGTTAAGCTCCTTTCGTCCTATAGCTAATGCTTTAGCTTTTGTTTTGTGTTTAGTTGACAGCACTAATGTGCTGCCATCTGTGCGCTTGCTAAACCACCAAGCGCTATTCATTCTGTATACTTCGCCGTGTCTCATACCATCTCCATCCATTGTTTTGATTTCATTGCGCTGGCAATCTGTATCTCACGATTGTACTTGGCAATCTCTGGCTTACGCAAATCCTGTGTGTGCGTAGCCCAATAAGTAAGGCAGTTGTACAGCGCCCACTTATTAGAGCCAAGGCTGCTGCGCTCGTCGTTCCAAATACTTAGCAAGTTTTCTAGTTGCTTTTCGTTGGTCTTGGTGACTGACTGCTGGCGTGTGAATGCTTTGCAGACAGTCTTCTTAAAGAAGTCTTCGATCTGTGGTTGCTCTAGCTTGGTTTGCATCCAGCTTTGCCAGACATCCTTGCGTGATTTAAAATGCTCAAGGCCATTGATTACCTTGGCTGCTGCACCTTCAACGTTGATAGACGCAGTGTGCTTGTATCTACTGCGCGCCACTGTGTCTGGTGTGGTGCAACCATTGAGGCACCATAGCCGTAAGCCATTGGCTTGCTGAGAGAAGGACCAAGACGCATCGTAGCTATTGAAGAAGCTGACTCTGAACTTAACATAGTCACCGACTGCTGGTTCAACAGTAAGATTATTAAATAGTATTTCACCTCTTAGCTTGCGACCGTCTTCAAGCACATCGACGCTTAAATCATAATCGTCTGATAGATCTGCTGACTTAACTCCGTCGAGTACTGAGTTGACTACATCATCGTGCGATACAATCTTGTAGCGTGATCCGTGTACGCCCAACACCTGATCGGTGTCGGTACGCACAACAGCTTGATGACCAGCAATGATATTGCCAAGCTGGTCATGGATTGGTTGTTGTTCAACTGGAAAGTTGAAGTCACTCATTGAGAAATGTTTCATGCTATACCTCCTCTAATTTTGCATGTATTTCTGCAAAGCATGTTATGATTTGCCTTAATGAAATGGGCCGTTTGAAACCTTCATTTATGTCTAAGTTTGCATCAACAAATAAAAAGAATTCATGAAGCAATTCGATGTCATCTTTTACAAACATTACTGACAAAGGTAAGTCTGCATAATCAATGTAGTTCAGTCTCATGTTAGTTCTCCTTGGGTTATGTCCTGCATTATTGCAGTGACAATAGTTAAAGTCATTAGTTACCTTACGTCACTTTGGTTTTCGTTTTGGTTTTACTTGCGGCACTTCGTGCTGATGAATGACGCACTGCACTTCACCGTGAGCAAGTGAAGGATTCATTTTTAAAAACTGATCGCATTCTTCTGGCGTAGAAAATGCTACGAATGCAATCCAAACAGTTTTTAACATTTCGTTTTCCTTTTTTAAGTTTGATTTTGCTGGCGACTGCATACAGCTTACTGCTGCACACACTCACCCCTATTGGCGCGCTCCCAGAAGAACCTGTCCAAGTAAAAAAGGGGCCGAAGCCCCTTCCTGTTACGCCACCTCCTGTGTCTCTACGCCATCAGTGTTTGCAACACTGGTTGGCTTGAGATCGATGCCTTTCTCTGCCAGCTTCGCTGCCAAGGCATCTTCTTTGTCGCTTGATGCGGCTGGTGCCTCATCAATCGCTGTTGTCCACGGTTGGTATGGCTTGTGTGCCATGCCTGTTGCCACTTCCATCATGTCGGCAAACATGTGGTATTGCTCGTCATATATTGCGAGCTTGTCTTGTAGCTTGTCCTGCCAGTTGTTGGC